TTCCCTCCATTCGCGAGTGGGGCATCAACGGCAACCACGTCAAGAAGGTCATCCGCGCCTTCCGTGACCTGGAGATGAACACCATCTTCACCGCGTTGGCCAAGGTGGACGAAGACAAGAAGAAGGGCCAGCGACTCACACTCCCCGACCTACCTGGTAAGGGTGCCAAGCAGGTTCCGGCGTTCCTCGACTTCGTCGGATACCTCTACGTCAAGGAGGTGGATGGAGAGCAGAACCACTGCCTGTTGACGAAGAAGACGGAAGACATTGTGGCCAAGGACCGCTCGGGTCAGCTTCCGACCGTTCTCGTCAACCCGACCATGAAGGACCTGTACTACACGCTGACAGCAACAGTGCCGGAGGGCGGTACTGTTTCAAGCACGGCTGTCCCGGGAGCACTCGCTCCTGCGGTTCCATCGTCACCTGTCGATGAAGAGGCCGTTGCTGATCTCGTCGGCTAGCGACTGCTAGCCACAGCTACCAAGAGAAGAGAAGAGAGAATGGGATCACTGAAGCTCAATCTGGCCGAGGTCGAGGTTCGCGACTTCGAGGCACTGCCTGCAGGCCGCTACCACGTTCGTGTCACCGACTGGGAGCCGCGTGAGGCTGGCCAGGACGCCAAGAACCCCGGCAAGTACTACATCAACCTGGAGATGACGATCGTCGACGGCCCCTACGAGGACCGCAAGCTCTGGACGAACGTCAACTTCCTCCCCAACGCCCTGTTCACTCTCAAGGCGCTGGCGACGGCACTGGACATCGAGTCCGAGCTCGAGGGCATCGAGAGCGACGACGAGACGTTCGAGGACATGTGCCAGCAGGCGGGGCAGATCATCGCCGACGCCAACAAGGACTTCGTCGTTCGCGTCGCAGTCCGGCAGTACAACGGCAACGACCAGAACGACGTCAAGGCCATCTACGCCGCGACGCCGGAGCAGCTCGCCAAGTGTGCCAAGGGCGAGAAGGGTAGCGTCCCTGCGCAGGCCGCAGCTGCCAAGGCCGGCAAGGAAGCCTCGCTCCTGCCGTAGTGCATGAAGACGTGGTGGCGGCCTCTTTGTCGCTGAACGGGCGAGCCTTGGGGAAGGATTGAGGCCGCCACCACCCAACCTACAACCGACAAGGGAGCAACGTGCTGATCGATGTCTCTGCCGAGACCAACAAGCGGCGCGAGACGTTCTTTCGGCTCCTCTTCGGTGAAAGCGTCGGAATCGTTTGCTTGGCGTACATCATCCGCGAGGTTCCTGGTGTCAGTCGGAAGAGGCTCGTAGAGGACTTCTTCCACTATCCCAACGACATCCCGCAGATGCTGGAGTGGATCAACAAGTACTACCAGTCGAAGGATGTATACTTCTGTCCCCAACTGCTGGCGGCCAACAAGCGCGACAAGGAACACGTGCTTACTTGTACGACAGCATGGGCGGACCTAGACACTTGCGATCCGAAACATCTCCTTGTCAAGCCGACGCTCACCGTAGAGTCGTCGCCGGGACGCTTCCAGGGCTTCTGGGTCTTTCAGGAACCACAGGAGCCCAGCGAGGCAGAGGCGCTTAGCCAACGCATCGCCTACCATCATGCACAGCACGGCGCTGACCGCTCAGGCTGGGATCTCTCCCAGCTGCTGAGAATTCCGTTCTCGTACAACATGAAGTACGCCGTCGCTGGCAGCGAGACCCCTGTGGTTCGGGTGATCGACGTCAACCGGCAGTACTACACCCTCGACGACTTCACTGCCTACCCACAGCCTCGCGGCTACGAAGCCGTTGACTCTCCGCTGCCGTCCGAGTGGCTTGCCGCCAACGAGGAAACAGCTGACGACATCCTGCAGCGGTTCCGCCTCCGCATCAACCCTCTGGTCTGGAAGCTGTTCGGCGAAGAGCCAGCGCCTGCTCCTGATGGGCGGAGCACTTGGTCGGAAGTCCTGTGGCAGCTAGAGATTCTCCTGTTCGAGTCTGGCATGACTCGCGAGGAGGTCTTCATCGTAGCTGACGCTGCGGCCTGCAACAAGTACCGGCGCGATAAGAAATCTCCCGAGCACCTATGGCGGGAAGTGTGTCGCGCGGAGGCCAAGCACAACGACAACAACCAGGTTCTCTTCAACCGGGACTATGAGGAAGAACCGCTGTTGTCCGATAAGGAAAGAACCGCAGCAGAGCAGCACCAAGGCTTCGTCGAGAGGTACATCGAATGGGCAAAGGACCTGGGCGACGCAGCACCGCAATATCACCAGGCTGGGGCGCTGGTAGCATTGTCATCGCTCCTAGCAGGAACCGTACGATTACCTACATCGTTCGGAACAATCATCCCCAACCTGTGGTTCATGATCCTGGCAGACACGACGCTGACGCGGAAGACAACCGCGATGGACATCGCCATGGATCTGATCATGGAAGTCGATCAAGATGCTATCCTGGCCACAGATGGCTCAATCGAAGGCCTCCTCACAGGCCTGGCTACGAGACCAGGGCGCCCTTCAATCTTCCTCCGTGACGAGTTCTCCGGCCTGCTGGAGATGATCGTCAAGAAGGACTACTACGCAGGCATGCCGGAGATGCTGACCAAGCTCTACGACGGCAAGTTCCAGAAGCGCGTGCTTCGGAAGGAGATCATTGAGGTCCGTGAACCGGTACTCATCCTATTTACAGGAGGGATCAAGAACAAGATCACGGCCCTTCTTTCGTTCGAGCATGTTAGCAGCGGCTTCATGCCTCGATTCATTTTCATCACGGCTGAGTCAGATCTCACACGCCTCCGACCGATTGGCCCACCGACTGCGCGAGGGATGGGAAACCGAGGGGCAATCAAGGACGAACTTCTCGACCTCTGGACTCACTACAACTCTACCGGCGTCAAGCTCCAGCTTACGGGGACACCCAGCATCCTTCCGACTACTCGCTGGGATGCCAAGCTCACCGACGAAGCCTGGGTCCGATACAACCAGGTAGAGTCGGAGATGCTCAAGGCCGGCATCGAGAGCGAGCGTCCTGATGTGATGACTCCGACCTACGACCGTCTGTCGAAGTCGGCACTCAAGACGGCAGTCCTGTTGGCAGCAGCGCGTCGTCGTTCCGAAGAGATCGTGGTCGAGGAGACCGACATCGTACAAGCCGTCCACTACATGGAGGGCTGGCGTAGTCATGTGAAGGAGGTGATGAACAACGTCGGCAAGGGTCAGGCTGAACGGCAGCTCGACATGATCGCACGTGCCATCAACAAGAAGGGGCAAGTGTCCCGATCGATCATCATGCAGACTTACCACCTGTCAGCACGTGATGCCGATCAGATCTTTGCCACTCTGGAACAGCGTGGTACAATCTCGCGGCAGAGAGTCGGGAGAACGGAAGTCCTCATTGCGAGGCAACCAAAGGGGAGCGAATGAGCAAGGTATTCGTCGTCAGTGGTGGTATGGACAGTGTGGCAGCGCTCCACACCCAGCACGCCAAGGACGACACTCGCGACATCGTGTGCAGCTTCTACTACGGCCAGCGTCATGGCCGCGAGCTGTACTACGCAGGCATGCACGCCGAGATGCTCGGGCTGAACCACATCGTCTTCGACATTCAGGCCATCATGAAGTCGTTCGTCGAGGTCGGTTCGCAGTCCAGCCTCATCAACCACGACGTCGACGTTCCGCACGGACACTACGCTGCAGAGAACATGAAGTCGACTGTCGTACCCAACCGCAACATGATCATGGCGAGCGTCGCTGCCGGCCTCGCAGTCAGCTCGGGCGCCGACACCCTCGTGCTCGGTGTGCACTCCGGCGACCACGCGATCTATCCAGACTGCCGACCGGAGTTCATCAACGCCCTGGAGCACACCCTCAAGGTCGGCAACGAAGGCTTCATCATGCCGACCTTCGAGATCACGACGCCGTGGCTCAACGTCAGCAAGACGTCCATCGTCGAGCAGTTCGTCGCACATCACCCAGTCCAACTGCTCGGCTTGACGTGGTCGTGCTACGAAGGCGACACGCTGCACTGCGGCAAGTGCGGCACATGTGTCGAGCGCAAGGAAGCCTTCACCGACGCTGGCGTCGAAGACCCGACGCGCTACCAGACGGACGTGATCGCATGAGCCATCCTGATGACTGGCAAGAGCGTGGTGAGCTGGCACTCGAAGCCGGCGTGTCGGAGCGCAGCGCCGTGCTACTGGATCCGAACGACCCGATCGACAAGGTCCTCATCGAGATCCACAACCTGAATCGGCGCAAGCGGAATGACTACGCCGAGGACAGCGACCCGTTCTCGAACTTCCGACGGAGCGCAGATCAGGTCAAGGACCCAGCAGGTGTGAGTGTCGAGATCCTCATCGCCACCAAGCAGGCTCGGCTCCGTGAGCTCCTGTGGTCTACGAAGGAAGCCATGAACGAGTCGACACGTGACACTCTCCTCGACCGCGCCGTGTACAGTTGCATCGGTGTCGCGCTGTTCGACGAAGGTGCCTACGAGGGGGGTCGCTAGTGCTAGTCGGCATTAAGCATAACATCGAGATCGCCCATCGCCTGTATGAGACCAAGGGCAAGTGCGAGCAGATCCACGGGCACTCGATGTGGGTGACAGTCAAGTTCGAGGCGCTCATGGGCGACAACGGCATGGCGCAGCACTACACCGACGAAGGTATGAAGCCTCTTGAGTACGGTGACATCAAGAAGAACGTTCGTGGCTTCCTCGACGAGTGGTTCGACCACAAGCTGCTCCTGAACCAGTGCGACCCGTGGGCAGGGCCAATCTTCATGGCCGAGGAGATCAAGTCAGAGGTCACTCTCAAAGAGGCAACCGAGTCAGACCTCGCTCCTGGCGACCTCATGCAAGCCAAGCTTCTCGGACAGCAGTCGTTCCTGCCAGGGCTCATGCCGTGCGATGGGGACCCAACAACCGAGAACATCGGCAAGTGGATCTACGGGCATTGCTTGTCGGTGCTACAGCTGCCTGTCCAATCCGTCGAGGTCTGGGAGACCTCTGTCAACATGGCGGTGTACCCATGAGTCAGCTCGTCGCTATTCCAACGTTCGTCAAGGACGGCCCTTGCACCGTCCACAGGTACCACTGGCCCAAGCCACTGCGCATCGTCAACCATCACGTCCAGCCGCTCGAGATGGGTGGCACTGACACATCCGACAACAAGGTTCGTGTCTGCGACACAGGGCACTACAACATCCACCGCGTGATGGCCGAGATCAACCACGGCTTCCCACAGTCGGGAACCAAGATGGAGCG